CTTAAATTAAAAGAGTTATCTTTTTCTAAATCATTATTTAAAATATCTTTAAATAATTTAAGCCATTTATTTTTATACATATAATAAACAGAAGAAGAAAATATTTTAGTATCTATAAATTTTTGTTTTTTCATTTTATTTAAATGGTTTACCTAAGCTCCAAATTACTAAACTATACCTTGTACCTTTTGTTACAGGAGTTACCCGATGCCAAGTGTAACTAGGAAAAACACAAATTGATCCCTTAGGTAAAATTTCCTTACATTTTATTTTTTTTGATTTTGAATAACTATTTCTTAAATCAAATTCTAACAATCCACCTTGATAGTTTTTTGGTTCAGATAAAGATATAGTGCAAGATAGCTTTCTTATTTTTCCTTCCCAAGAATCACCTTTATGTTTAGAGTAAGGAACGGGAAAAGAATCACAATGCCAGTCATAAAATTGTCCTTTTGAATATTTTGTAAACTGGCAGGATTCACTCCAATCAAAATCCATATTCCATTTAGCTTCTAAATTAGCTTGATGTAAAAAAGGATATACTTCATCGTAAATAAATTGATCTTCTAACCAAACTACATTTGAATTTCTTCTTTTCTTTAAATCAGATGTTTTAATTTTTTTACCTTTTTCTAATGCAAATTGTTCTTTACCGGTAATTGCAAGATTATGTTTTTGTTTTTTTGCAATATCTATAATCTTATCACAAAAATCGTTTGAAAAAGCTTTTGGATAAAACCAGTAATCAGATTGGTAATTCATTTTATAAATTCATATCCTTAGAATGACCAAAAGAAATAATAATTCTAGGATCAATTCCTATTATTTGATGTATTTCATCTTTATTAATTTTAATTAAATCTCCTGGATTTAAAATATGTCTTTCTTCATTTACTCTTACAACTATATCATTTTTTACAGCAAGAATTGCTACATCGTAATTATCTTTATGAGTATCACTAGCTGTACCAGGTGCTAGTGAAAAAAATATATCTAAATTTGATTTATGATTTTTTGGAACTTTTAAAAAAGATTTTAATTTAATAAATAAATCTTTAAACATTAAATGACTTTGTACATTTTTAATTTGAAAAGTACAATTTAAACAATGATCTTTTAACCAAGAACTGCTATGAAAAGATTTACAATGTAAATCTTTAAGTATTGAAGATATAGTATTAAAATCACAATTTTCTATTTTACAGAAATTTTTAGTAATTCTTTTTTTATTCATTTTAATATCTCTTTATATTAGAGAGATATATATTATTTTTTAAAAAAGTCTAGAGTTAAGACCAAGAAAGGTTTGCGGAATCCCAAACTAATACATTACTTGGTGCAGTAATTATTGTGGCATTCCAACTTCCAGTATCTTCATTCCAATATATATCATATTGAACTTCAACATCTTCAACAGTTGTAGTAACAATAGTAGGATAAGCTACAGGAGCTTCCCAATCATTATTTGAATCTAAGACCCAAGAAGTAAAAGGTTTTGGACTAATAAAAATATCTTTTGTAGAATCATAAAAACTATTTATTCCTGCTCTTTGTTTTCTAAATTCATTATCTGCAGGAGATTGTTTCCAAGTTCCTCCATATAAATTAGTACAATAAGTTTCTCCATCTACGTGTTTTGGATTATCGCTTAAAGGACCATTACTAGTAGTAATATCATCTCCCACAACAATAACTTTTTCCACATAAGAATTAACATTTAATTTTGCAAAATAAGCCATAATTAAAACTCTACCGTTCCTGAAACTGTAAATGTTGCTAGTTTTTCACCGGGACCTAAAGTTGTTACTGTATTAGTTCCTGGAGTAACGCTCATATCAATATCAGCGGGTGCTCTTAAAAAAGCAATACCAGTACCACCAGAAGCACCTACACCTGAACCTGGAGGGCCTCCTGATCCACCGCCGCCGCCACCGCCAAGTTGATTTGATCCTGCTTGACCATTACCACAGTTAGATCCACCGTTTCCACCGCCGCCTGATCCGCCAGAACCACCAGGGTTGTTTGGAGATTGTGGTTGTCCACCTCCACCTGATCCACCGCCGCCAGCTCTTGTAACTGAACTTCCTGTTATTGAATTTGAACTACCATTTCCGCCAGGTCTACCTGGGAAAGGTCCATTTGGACCTACAAAAGAAGGTGAGTCAGAACCTATTTGACTATGACCGCCGCCACCGCCAGCAGATCTATTTCCTAGTGATAGTCCTCCATCACTTCCTTCAGATGGAGTATAACTTCCTGCGTTTCCTGAATATCTAGATGCCCCTTGTGAACCACCACCAGAACCTCCTGGACTTCCTACACCTCCTGATCCTTGTCCACCGCCGCCGCCTGTTGTGTCTACTTCAAAATCAGAACCGTCAAAAATTGTTGTATTAGTACCTTGATCACCTGAAGCTGTAGGACCAGGTGTTCCTGCTCCCCCAGACCCTACTGTAATTGTATAAGAACCCGCTTCTACTTCTAAAGCTGTTCCTCCTGGAAAGTTTGTTCTAAAACCGCCGCCACCTCCTCCAGAAGATCCACCTCCTGGGTTACCTGCACCGCCACCGCCACCGCCGGCAACAATTAAATATTCAAAAGCAAATATTTTTTTACCACCTTGAAAACCAAATCCTCTTGTAGATCCAGCTCCTCTTGATCCTAATAAAGGCATTTATATCTCCTATGCGAATTGAGTCTGAGATGCTAACACTGTAAATGTAGCGTCTGCAGTTTTAATTACTGTATATGAATAAGTATCTAATGAACTTGCATTACCTGCAGTGGGAGCTGCTCCGCCTTGCCACTCTGGAGTAACTGATGATCCATCAATTGTTACAGCTGAGTTGTAATAAGCTGTTCCACCTTGAGAAACAATATGAGCAACCGTGATTGACTCACCTGTGTCCATAATACTATTCAAAGAATTTGATCCATCTCCTCTAATATTTAAAGTCCAGTTACCTGATGCATCTGTTGTAAAATTCCATACAGCTTGTGTAAGAACATCATAATTAACAGTTCCTGTAGCAGCTGTTGCTTCAGTTGTAACTTTTTCTGCAACACTTTGAATTTTACCTTGACCATTAAAAGTTGCTCTACCAATTCCTTTAGGGGTTAAGTTTAAATCAACGTTTGTATCTCCACCTGTTGCTGAAATATCAGGAGCATTTCCTGTTGCAGCATTAGTAGCTGTTATTTCATTAACAGCAGATGCAGTAGTTGCAAATTTAATTTGTTCGTTATCATTTTCATCATTAATTGAATTACCATTATCAATTAAAATATTATTTCCGTTAGCATCTAAATCCCCACCAAGTTGAGGTGTAGAATCTTCTGAAACATTTGCTAAGAAAAATACATCATTTACATTTGTTCCGTCAGAAAAAACTAATACAGTTTTTCCTTCTGGTATTGCAACACCTGTACCTGAAGTAGTTTTGATAGTTAGTGTGTTTCCTGATCTTGTAGTATTGTCTGCAACGATATAAGTTTTTTCAATTCCATCTGGAACATTAACAACTCTTGTACCCGCTAAAGTTCCTGTTAAAGAAAGAACCATGTTTCTTGCATTTGAAAGAGCCGCATTTGACATAGCAAGCGTTACGTCTGCAGATGCAACATCAATTGCTTCAAAACCTGCAATTGCTTGTTGTACTAAATTTAAGTTTGTGTTTGTTTTATCTCCCCATGTACCGGCGTTTTCACCAGTGACCATAAGTTCTAGTTTTAAATCTGTAGAATAACTTGATGCCATAATTTTAATCCTTTTTTATAATAATCTAATTTTATTTCTATTACGCTGCCTTGTCAACCTCTGTCCAAGTTGGAGCTATTCCAGAATCGACAATTTCCCATGCGTTTAATCCTATTATACCTGTACCAACAGTGCTTGTCACTCCTGTTAGTGATACTTGTACACTTAATCCAGCTGTAGGAGTACCCATCGAAGTTGTTAGTTCGATGCCTGTTATATCTACCTGTGTAACTGCTTCTGCGTTTTCGTCCCCAAGCGTTAAACTTAATTGTTGGCCTGTAACCGATAAGTTTGAATCAGCCTGTATTGAAACAGCGTTCACTGTTGTGTTTAATTGAACACCTGTAATATCAGTATCTGGAGCAGGATCCACAGTTCCTTCAGACATTGACATTGACATATCAACTGTTGCTTGACCCCATGATTGAGCTCCCCAGGCAACCTCAGAACCCCAACCTGGAGTAAATTCAGAAGTAACATCTACATTTACTGAAAGATCAACATCAGTAATTGAAACACCACCCCACTCAGTTGTTGATGCTCCCCATTCGTCTTGACCCCAAGTTTCTCTTATACCTGAATCTACTGATAAACTATTTCCAGTAACATCCGCGGTTACCCATATTCCTTCAGCACCCCATACTTCAACACCCCAATCATCTCTACCCCAACCTTGTTCATTTTGAGCAACAACTGTTCCTAAAGAAGCACTTAATTCAACTCCTGACGGCATTACATCTGGTGCAGGGTCTACGGTACCTTCTGAAATTGTTAAAGAATCTAATGGGTTTTCTGATAAAAATACTTCTGTTGCTGATGTAACACCTACAGCCCCTACATTTGAATTTAACTCTTGTCCTGTTTCAATAATTTGTTGACCAATTGCAACTTGAGTAATAAATGGTCCACCCCATTCTGTAGATGAAGCATTCCATGCATCTTGTCCCCAAGTTTCTGTTGCACCTGAATCTAAACTTAATTCTAAACCTGTTAATGAAACAAGGTTTCCGCTTTCTCCCCAATTCTCGACGCCCCAAGAATCTGAGCCCCAACCTTGATTAGGAAAAGCTTCTGTACCTGATTGAACTGTTACGCTTGGCTGTTGATTACCACCGTAAGAAAAAGATCCCCATGAAGAAGACCCATAAGTGGTAAGACCCGCTGACGATACTTGTACTGTAATATCTGCCATCGGGCCTCCCTTTTAAATTATGCGATTCTTAAAATAGCGGCAGTCGATGTAAATTGTGGAAATTGAATTGTGAATGTTCCAGAAGTTGCAGTTTTATCAGAACCAAAATCTAAAACACAAACTGCTTTATTTGATTCAGTTGTGTTATAAATTAAAGCCCCTCTCGCAGTAAGTGTAACTCCTGTGAAAGACAAATCTGCAAAGTCAACAATTGCGACTCCGCCGGTTGCTAATGAAACTTGTTGTGATTGTAATACACCTCCGCCCGCTGCATACTCTCCAGAGGCCGCTACTTCATTTGAAGTTGTGTATGAAGTTGTTGCAGAACTCAAAGTTGCTACAGACGTATATAATGCTAATTGAAATGTATCTCCACCACTTTCAAGATCATGAATTCCTTGAAGGATTTCAGATTTAAAAGAGTTAGTTACTGCTTGTGATATTGCCATGTTATTTCTCCTTATAAAAAATTTTAATTATTTGGTGAAGGTGAAGGTATTTTAACCCTTGGCACTCCATCCATATACTCGTCTCTACGTCTTCTACCCATTTGCTCTAACGCAAAACTTTGTATAGCTACATTATACTTGTCAGAATAGATTTTGTACATATCCATAGGCCCTTTTAAAAATTCATAAGCCTGCATCATTGTAGCATAAAATAGTAAGTCAGAAACGTTATCTGAAAGGTAAGAATTTTGGTTTGTAGCTGATAATGCTTCAGGAGAATAAATATAACTTAATTGAACCTTGTATTGAGCATCTGGTGTAGGAGCCATTATGATAGTGTCTTCTTTCCAATTAGCATAATACTTAGGAACTCCTGTATCTCCCGCACTATTGTATTCAAATATAAAACTAGTGTCTCTTTTGTCTAAATATTCTTTTGTAGTAGGTGTTTGAGTTGTATCAAATACTAACATTGATCTAACAATAATAGAAGTTCTTGTAGAGGTCGTCGCTGGAGCACTAGGTAAATCTAGATAAGGTGAACTAATGTTTAAATTTGCCGTTGCATATTGTCTTGTATAATCGGCGTCTACTTCCCTAAATATACGAAGCTCTGCGTCTCTAACCATTCCTTGTATTATAGAATCAGTTAAAACAGCTGAATCAACTTCTGTATAATCTCTAACTTTTTGTAATAATTCTGAAAACGTCATTATGTAACTATTGTAACACTCCCTACTCTTGTACCCAACTGTCTTTTGTTATTTTCTTCTAAAGGATCTACAGATGGTTGCATACCATTAGATGTAAACTGACCTGCCCAATATTGAGGATCAAGATAAACAGTTACTGGTGCAGCTCTTTGAGGCCTAGCATTCCATAATGCTTGAGGATCTGCCATATGTGGCTTTGGATCTAGTTGAGGATGCTTTGCTTCAAATTCAGATGTGTGTACCCATGAACCATTCCATTCTTTTACCATTTCTCTGTATGGAAAAGCTTGTCCTGATCTATCTGATATAGATTGGGAATATTTACCTTTAGCGTAAGCCATTATGATCCTTGTGGGTAATAAACATTAGGAGTAATGTAAACAGAAGTTCTTTGTCCATCTTCTTCTAGTGCTCTTTTTAATTCATCTTCGTATAATAATTTTAATGCTTGTAATCTATCAGGTGCAATTTTTTGTGATAAGTAAAATGCTAATCCAGATACCATACAAGGAAAGAATCTAAACGGCATATCTGAAGTGTTAGTATATGCACCTACATCTTCAATTCTTGCTAAGTAGTAATAGAATATATTAGTAACGGCGCTCGTATCAGGAGCCAGATATAAACTTATAGTTGGAGTTATCTGTCTATTAACATAATATTGTGAAGGTGTACCTGCTTGTGTCTTATCAGGTATTGCAATGTATTCTGATCTTGAAACTTTAGTTAAAGTTTGTTGGTTACCGCCTGTAGTAGTTACCACAGCTTCTAGTACATCATTACAATCACTTGGTGTATCGTATGTTACCTGTCCGTTAATTAATGTTTCAGTTTGTGATTTGACTTTCCAAAGGTTAATACCTCTGTTGCCCCATTCAGAAAATAAAAGATTTAAACTTCTTCTAGCAGATTTAATATCATGCCCTGAATTAGTTCTTACGCCACATCTTTCGTAAGCTTCTTCGATAACCTCATCGATTGTAATATTAAAACTTGTAGTTCCTGATGTAGCCATTTCATCCTTACGCTAAGATTGCTTTTTTCAAATGTCCTGGTAAGTTTTTTTGTCCACCAACAAGTTTACCTGTTTTAGCACCTAACATTCCAGTTGATTTGTAGTTTTTCTTACCACCACCGATTGCCATACCGCCTGACATTTTTTCTTTTGGTTTTCCCATTAATTTACCATCATAATCTTTTGGATCAATTACTACAGGTTTTCCGTCTTTACCTTTTTTAAAAAAAATAGTTTTTTTCTTTCCCATTACTTTACTCCTTCAAATTTTCCACCCTTAACAGCGATACCCATACCACCGCAAGAGAAGTTTGTTATTTTCATTTTAGCAACGGCTTTTGCAGCTTTATCCTGCTTGTCTTCTTTGACAGAATCTGTTGCATTTTTAAGTGCCTTTAAATAGGCTTTATATTCAGTTGCTTCTTCCATTATGTATCTATCATACCACCATAATATAATTTAGTAAACGTCCCTTTAGATGCATAGGTACTTACATTAGTAGGTTTACCACCCACACCTTGAGATT